TATGCTTCTTTCAATAACTCAAGAAGTTTACACTTCTTCCTAGCAGTATTCCCTGTAGTATGTGTATGGTTGACCTCTATGGGAATCTGTACAATGGCATTCAACCTCAACGGTTTCAACTTTAACCAGTCTGTAGTTGATGCTAACGGAAAGATTGTTCCTACATGGGGAGATGTTCTAAACAGAGCTAACCTAGGTATGGAAGTAATGCATGAAAGAAATGCACACAACTTCCCACTAGACTTAGCATGTGCAGAGTCTTCAACTGTTGCTCTTTCAGCACCCGCTATCGGATAAATATCTCTGTTCGAGATGGATCAGACCTCTGCATTGCAGGGGTCTTTTTTTATGCTAATATATCTCTATGAAAAAAATAATCAATGCAATCACTCACCCATTGACTGTATGTAATTTTATACTGGTGGGTTCTCTTGTCCTTATACAGACAGTTCATACTCATGCTCACTATAAAATGGAGATTGATGTTCATGGATATTGTGCAAATGCTAACTTTAAGGATGAAACACTTGACACGGAAGAAGACTGGTAGTATTATAAATATTGATGAGTGACTGATCATTGCTCATGGAAGTGGCAGAATAACCCTGTTGGAATTTGGCGGGGTAATGCATCAAGTTAGAGGTGGTACTCGCCCTCCCTAAAGGAGGTGAACCTTTACCAGAGGAACTTGAGTTGAACAGTACAAATTTTCGCTCTAGCGATTCCCTGTTCATGTCGGTACGAAAGTAATCCTTCCTTCCCCTTTTCGTTATAACATAGGAAGACCCTTCTGGGTCTTCTCTCCTTTTGTTATTGCTTCGATATGTTAGACCTCTTTACAGGGGTCTTTTTTTATGCTAAATTATCATGATGACACTAACTACCGAACAACTCCTTCGCATATACATGAAGGCAAGAGTAAAGAAGGATCCTTATCCTCCTGTCCGTAGGCACTACAACGTAGCGACTTACGGATGAAAGAGTTTTGGAAGGTCTGGAAGTATGCTTTAGGTTCTTTCAATGATGAGACAACAAAGAAGTATGACAACTGGATCTGTATTATCAGAACCCTTATCATGGTTCAACTTGTAATCACCAACTGTTTTATTGTTGGTGGTAATATCAGGCACTGGAATGATCATCACATTCCTCCATCTTATGATAAATCTTATAAATAAGTGTATAAACACACAGATAACAGATGCCTATAGCAAGAAACGCAGAGTTTGATAGCTCTGTTAGCAACACACTTAAAGAAAAAGACGGTGTACTTTCCGATGCTGCTGATGCTACTGCTCTTGATACATCAGGGTCTAATCCACAGTGGAGATTTAGAGAGAGAATTCTAAAAAAGATTGATAGAACTGCATTTGATGAGAGGATCGACTACTGGAGAAAGCAGGAGTTAGCGAAGAAAGCAGTCCTAGCAGACAGAGATTACATGGAGAAGCAGAAGACCATCAATGGTTCTTATCCATCGAGCTAAGATAATAAAACTTTGTTATGATATTATGGACGGAACAGTTTGTCCTGACGGATACTACTGTCAAAAATTTGAAGAACAGATACAGAAACCCCTACTTTTTGAAGGGTGATTCTGTTTGGGGTCAACATTACACAGGTTACCATAGGAATCCTAACAACACTGCTAACACAGTGGATGGTAACTTTGTAGATAAAGAACTACTTCAGATCTACATACCAAAACTGAAGGAAGTTCTACAAAAAATTGGATTGTATAATAGTGAATCTATATTCAGTTACGACAGCATTTGGGGTCAACTATATACAAGGGAACTCAGTGCGGTTATTGATGTTCATAATCATTATAAACATCCTAGTCAACTGGTTTCTTGGGTGCATTTCGTTGACGTTCCAAAACAAAAGTGCTTCTACTTTATGTTAGGAGATCAGAAAGTATATCCCGAAACACAGAGAACAAATGATATAATATTTTATCCATCCTATGCACCACATGGTGTTGATAAGATGGAAGAAGGCAATGACAGGTTTGTTGTTGCAGGAAACATAGTACAGATGAGTAAACGTTTCGAGCGTAAATTCATTGACCCAAAAATACTGAAAGATTTATGAAAGCAGTTCTATGGTCTAGAGATAATTGTCAGTGGTGTGAGAGAGTCAAGCAACTCTTTGCTGCTACTAATATAAGCGTGACTGAATACAAACTGGATAGAGACTTTACTAGACACCAGTTTTATGAGGAGTTTGAGGAGGGTGCTACCTTCCCACAAGTTCAAATTGACAACAAACACATAGGCGGATGCAAGGACACACTACATCATCTCCAAGATCTAAAGATGATTTGAACAAAGGTTCTGTTTTTCTTCTCACAAGGAATAGAAAAAGAAAACCTGTATTTTCTGTGCTATTATGGGGTATAAGAATCTCCCTACATATACACAGGGAGACATAAACAAATGGATCTAAACATTACAGCAGTTATCATTGCCCTCAGTGTGACTGTGCTCCTCCTAGCGATAGGAGTATCTCTTGTGATTGGTTACTTGTTACGTGCATATATACATGACGTGACACCTCAGTACACTCATCCTGAGATGTTTGACGAGAATGGTAACCCCATTGCTGATGAATTGATCGCCTTTCGATTTGAGAATGGCAAACCCGAACTAGATGATCTTGAAGACTAATTATGGCAAAACTACCACCTAATCCTCTTGTTTCTGAGATACTCAGAGCAGCTCATGGTGCTAAAACTGTTGAGAAAAAAGTAGAAGTACTTACAAAGTACAAGAGAGATGATGTAAAAGCATGTTTGATTTGGAACTTTGATAAAGCAATCAGAAGTGCTATTCCTGAGGGAGATGTCCCTTACAAACCAAATGATGCTCCCATAGGAGTTGATGGAGGACATACACGTTTGATTCATGAGTGGAGATCACTCTACAATTTTATAAGAGGTGGTAACAATAGACTATCTCAGATGAAACGTGAGACAATGCTAGTCCAGATGTTAGAGTCATTACATAAGGACGAGGCAGAAGTATTAGTTCTAGTGAAAGATAAAGAACTACAAAGCAAGTATCGTATCACTAGAAACGTAGTAGAGAAAGCATATCCGGAGATAGTTTGGAAGGATAGGTGAAGTTCCTAATTGATCTGACAGATCATTGCAACTCCAAGTGTCCTTTATGTGCTAGACATAAGACCTCATACAATGATGAGGTAGCGGTCTTGAAACCAGACCCATCTATGAATCGCTCTTCCATATCACTCGCTGATTGGAAGAGATGGTTTCCTATCGAGACTCTTAGAAAGACAGAACTGATATATTTTCAAGGATCATTCGGTGAACCCTCATTGAATGAGGATTTGTTAGACATATATTCTTACACTCTCAACGCTAACAGTAGTATAGTCTTCCAGATGAGTACCAATGGTGGTACACGAGACCAAGAGTTCTGGGGTAGACTAGGTGCTCTCATGGCATCATCACACAGAGATAGTTTTCTTATCTTTTCCATAGATGGTTTGTCAGATACTCTACAACAGTACAGAGTAGGTGTAGATTATAATAAAGTTATAGACAGTGCTAGAGCATTTATAAAGGCAGGAGGTCCTGCTGTCTGGAGGATGCTAGTATTCAAACACAACCAACATCAAATCAAACGATGTAGAAATCTTAGTAGACTGATGGGGTTCAAAGACTTCAGACATACTAATGTAAACGATCTATATGATGCTAGTGGTAAGGGAGATGGTACATTTACATATGAATACAGGGGAGTGGTACATAAACTAGAGGGTGTTGATGGTCATGTGTTCCAGCAGCCACCCGCAGCAGAGGATACAGAGATTGATTGTAGGTATGGTCATGGTATCAAGAGTCCTGGTCAACTTAGGATAGACAGTCGTGGTATTGTTCATGCTTGCTGCTTCCACCAGAGTAGACTACGCTTTTTCTATCCTGACTACTATGTTCATGGCGATATAGATTCCCCTGCTATCTACAGGGACATAAACAATCCTAACAAAGGAGTTGGTGCTGAGTATATGCAGAAAGTATTTTACGATAGTATGATTCCACTCATAGAAAATCAGGGTGGGTTGAAATCTTTATCTTTAAAACATAATTCACTTGAGGATATATTAAACACGCCATTATTCCAGTGTACACTTGTAGAGTCATGGAATAAGAGACCTCATATTTGTTCAGATTATTGTGGTGTGAAAAGAAAAAATGTAACAACCGATACTAAATTACTTGACTAAATAATTTCGTCATGGTATCATGACATTACGTTCATCACCTTCGGGTGACGCAAGTAAGCCGACACGGAACGGGTTCGTTCATCCCATGATACTACACTTGTTACTTTATGCTTCTCTTGAATGTTCTCAAGCATCTGCTCTAATTGATCAGATAATTAAGGACAACTTGTTGAGCGAGTACGAGAAAACGGAATTGATTCTTTATGTAAGAGAAGCAACTCCTAGTTGTTGGGACGCAAATGCCGACTGAAGGAACGGTCTAAACAACCTCATCCTACAGGAGAAAACCGATGGCAACAGTCACATACCGTGGTGTCGAGTACGACACCGAAGAGTACAACGCAAGAGTAATTGCGGAAGCAGACAAGCAAAGAAATCATGATCTAATGTATCGTGGTATCAAAGTAGAACGTAGGTTCGCTTCAAAAAGTTAACTTTACTGCTTGTCTATTGGGAGGGTCTTGCACCCTCCTTTTTTTATGCTATAATTTTGTCATGGATAGAGACAAACTGAAAATTATAGTCTCCGACTTGGAGATGCTACTATCTGCACTCAAGGCAGAGGTATGGAGTGACGAACAGTCCTATAAATACGATGACCTAGATCCAGTTGAAGTGGATTATGGTGATCAAATAGAGGACATATGAACGTCAAATTAGTAAGCATCACTCCTGATGCAGAAAAAACTATGGCATACATTGCCAGAGTATCTAACCCATCTAATCAGGAGAATGAAAAGTATGCTGGTTTACTGAAGTATTGTATCAAGCACAATCACTGGTCAGTTTTTGAACAGGCAACAATGACTTTAGAGATAGGGACTACACGTGCTATTGCAGCACAGATTCTAAGGCATAGGTCATTCACGTTTCAAGAATTCAGTCAACGCTATGCACAGACTGATCATCTAGGAGAGATTCCTATACCAGATCTCAGAAGACAGGACGAAAAGAATCGTCAGAACTCTACTGATGACTTGGATGAGTTTGTAAAACAGAAGTTAGAATTGCAGATAAAAACTTTGTTCAGTTCAGCAGAGGCATTGTATCATCAGATGCTAGAGGAGGGTGTTGCGAAGGAGTGTGCAAGGTTTGTTTTACCACTAGCAACACCTACAAAAATTTACATGACAGGGTCTTGTCGGTCTTGGATTCACTATATAAACTTAAGGTCTGCACACGGAACTCAAAAGGAACACATGGAGATCGCTAGGGAATGTGCCTGTATTTTTGCGGGACAATTCCCTGCTGTTGCAGAGGCACTAGGTTGGGAACACGGATCGCTGGCATAAATTTATCCAAGAATGGTTCTCTCGCTATCATAAATGATGGGAAGGTCGAGTTTTATCTAGAAGAAGAAAGACTCAGTAGAATCAAGAGAGATCGTGGTGCAAAATTTTTGGTAGAAAAATACCTTGATGGAGTAGATGCTGTTGCTATATGTGATTGTTATACAAAGTATTATCCTAAGAAGTTTTTACAGAGAACTAAGGAGAAGGAAGCAGTTTGTAAAGTCATAAGAAATAAGAACATACCGATACTAGATTACAGACAGAGACATCATGAGTGTCATGCTGCTAACGCACGTTACGGATCACCATTTGATGACTGTGCTGTCTTAGTAATGGACGGTAAAGGATCAGTTCATGATCACAATAACCTTAGATTTTGTGAGATTGAAAGTATATTTGATAACTTTAATCCTGTGTTCAAACACTACTCTACCTTCTGGAGTGAAGATGAATGTAAAAAATTAGAGAAACCATATTGGGAATCAATGAATACACAGGAACTATTCATGGAGGGTGAGGACTGTCATAGTGAGAATACAGATGGTTTTATACTCTATAGTGATAGGACTAGCGTTGGACAGGCATATAGAAGGGTCTCAAGAGAGTGTGGGTTTGATGAGTTAGATGCAGGGAAGACAATGGGACTGTCAGCATATGGATCTGGACGTGTTGATTTATTCAATGAAGAGTATGGTCATAGTCTTTGTAGCAAAGAATTATATGCGAAGGGAGATAGTACAGGATACTATGGTAATCAAAAACCAGTAGACCTAGCATATAATTTACAAAAATCAGCAGAAAAACATGCAATATACATGGTAGCGATGGCAATAAATCTAACAAATAATAAGAATGTGTGTGTAACTGGTGGTTTTTTCTTGAATTGTGTAGCAAATAACGCTATCATAAAAAATGTAGATGTAAATCTATATGCAGACCCACTCTCTTATGATGGTGGTCTAGCAATAGGTTCAGCATTACTTGCATACTATGAACATTTTCGTAACTGATCCATCACCTGTTGTATCGGCACAAGTATTACCTGACAAACACATAGTCAAGATGCCACTAGAGACATGTCAAATGCTTTCTATTGTGTGCTCTGAGAAGTGGGGTCACGGTTATGGTGAGATACATCGTATCAATGGTGAACCATACAAAACATCTAAAGGTGCGTTTCATAACCACCCTTGTACTATCTGGGCAAATGAATCACTCATCAATACATGGTGGTTAGTTGCTCATGGTATAGGACTGTGTCAGGAATACACCCACAGATATAATAAGATACATAGTTGTCAGAGAACGTTAGAAGAAGCAAAGAGTATCATACCGTTTGGTTATCACAATACACCAGAGTCATTCACCTTTGCAGGTCCTGACCAGTTCAAGCATGACAAAACTATTGATATCTTTACTGCTTACAAACGTTACATTGCCTCTAAACCTTGGGTCGCAAACAATTATTTGCGTGACCCATCTCGTAAACCTTCTTGGATATTATGAACCCAATTGACACAAATCGTATCGCTGTTGCACTTGAAAGAATTGCACAAGCACTTGAGCATTTGAACATTGAACATGCTCATATAGATACAATAGATCACAATCACATTGAGAGTGACACTCCCGTTGAAGTAAACACACACGCTAAAACATGGTAAAATTATTTGCAGCATGCCCTCCTGTATACACACTACCTGGTACATGGGATGATCCTGAGAAGATAAAGAGATGTCAAGAGACATTGATACCACACCTTGAACTCCAACCTGAGATAGGGTTCTTAGTTTTTATAGGACTTGTTGTCTTTGCTCTTATCATCTATGGTATATACAAAACCTTTGGTAAAGGTGGAGAAGGATTGAGAGATGAGATCAAGGAACATGCTAGGATGCATGAACTTGGTATCGCTCATGGACATGAAGGTGGTGGAGAAAGACCTATCATGTCTATAAAGGCACAAGAAAAAGATTACCCTCAACACAAACACGAATGATTGAAACCCTTTACTTTGGACCTACTTACGACCTTCAGAATATAGAAGGTGACACCGTTACTTCCTATCAAGTAGCACAACTTTTGGCAGATAGGAATAGCGTTGCCATCTTTCAAGGACGGTCAGAAGCAGGACCCAGAGCATTAGGTAATAGATCTATCTTGTATGATCCAAGAGACCCTGACGGTAAAGACAAGATTAATTTGATCAAAAGAAGAGAGTCCTTTAGACCATTCGCTGGCAGTGTGCTACTACCTCATGCACACAAATGGTTTGATATGGCAGGACTCGTTGAGTCTCCTTTCATGATGTATGCTGTAGATGCTTTACCACATACACATGATAAAATCCCTGCTGTATTACATGTAGATAAGACTTGTAGGGTACAAACTGTTGACATGAAAGACAATCTAAATTACTATCAATTGATTGATGCTTTCTATCAGATTACTGATGTGCCTATGCTATTCAACACATCATTCAACATGGCAGGAGAACCTCTAGTGGAGACACCTGAGGATGCAATCAGAACCTTTGAGGATAGTGCAATAGATTATCTTTACTTTCCTGAGGTGCATAAGCTCAGGCAAAAATGACTTTTAGTTTCCCAGAAACTGGAAAAAAAACTCCGGCAAAAAAATGGGTTGTAGGGTTCAACCTATCAAACAACGGGTCGGTATGTTTATTGGAGTATGGTAAACCAAAATTATATCTGGAGTCAGAAAGAGTAACAAGGAACAAGTGGGATCATAAGGTCAGTTCCTTGTTACCATATCTACCAGAAGGAATTGAACACGTAGCCTTGACTGACTCATTCTGGACTCAAGGTGATAAGAGATTAGATAATATAAAAGACATATCAAATATAAAAAAGAAATATCCTAACGCTAGATTGTATGACTATAGATCTATGCATCATCTAACTCATGCTGCATGTGCTTTTTATAACTCTGGGTTTACTGAAGCATCTTGTGTGGTTGTAGACTCTAATGGTTCTAAGACAAGCGAAGGACTAGAGATAGAATCTATTTTCGTAGCACCCACATTCGTAGAGACACACAAGAGATACTTCTCACCTGAGTTCGTAGGTATTGGTAGATTATTTGAAGAGACTGCTAAGACATATGAATGGGACTACAGAGATGCAGGGAAGGTCATGGGTCTGAGTGCATACAATCATGACCCTGCTTCTACCATACAAAAAAGATGGGAGAGAAGATACAGAGAACTAATAGAAATGACAACAGGAGATGTATGTTTGTCAGGTGGTTGCTTCTTGAACTGTGTTGCTAACTATAAGATACAAAAGATGTACCCTCATATAAATTTCTATGTCGAACCTGTTGCTCATGATGGTGGCACTGCAATGGGTGCAGCATATCTAGCGTATTATGAGACCTAAACTAGACATATTAGACATCAGTTCTACCATAGGATGTAACTTACAATGTAAAGGATGTAATCATTTTAGTAATTATTTTGCACCTACCAGTAAATTAGATACAGATTTGTTACTAAAAGATATAGAGGTCATATTACCAAGAGTAAATATAGGTAGAGTATCCATCATAGGTGGTGAACCTCTACTCAATCCTAGATGCGAGGAAATTGTCAATGCATGCAGATCATATACTGATTCTCCTGTCTATCTTTACACCAATGCTTTACTTCTCCTACAAAATGAGAGCTGGATTAGAAAAGCGTTAGAAGATCCAAGAGTATATCTTAGAGTCAGTGTGCACTTACCGCACATTGTAGATATTATAAGAGAATTCAATCACCCTAAGGTATTGGTCACCGAACACCATACTGGACAGGATAGGTGGTTCAATAGTATAAAGAAGAGAGATGGTAAAGTATATCCTTACAATCAAAATAACCCTGCAAAAAGTTTCAAAGTTTGTTCATGTTCTAACTCTCAATTATACAATGGTAAACTATGGAAGTGTCCTAACACTGCCTTCCTAAAGGAACTTTTGTCAGTTACAGAGCAGGAGAATGCAGATGAGTGGCAGGAATATATTGTAGATGGTCTACCAGTAGATTGTTCTGATGATGAGTTGACAAAGTTCTGTGCAAAGAGTACACTACCTGAAAGAGTATGCAATATGTGTACTTGTAAACCTCTTCATTTCAGTGCTGCTATTCAAGAGCAGACTAAACGAAAGGTAATTAATACCTATAAATAAATCACTTACAAAAACACATGCCAACATACCCAATAAAGAATTTGAAGACGGGAGAAACCAAAGAGTTATCCATGTCTATGAAAGAGTATGATCAGTGGAGAAAGGATAACCCTGATTGGGATAAAGATTGGTCACAGGGTGCAGCAGGTACCGTTAGTGGCACAGGAGATGCTTACAGTAGAACAGATGGTGGATGGAACGAGGTGCTATCAAAGGTAGCACAAGTACCAGGATCAAAAGTAAAACCACAAAAGACAGTACACTTCTAATGCCACGCAAAAAGAAAATGTCAGTCAGTGTAGGTGCTGGCATGACAGCAAAGCAATTACGTAGGAAGAAACCATATAACTCTGACATGATGGTTCCTATAGAACCTATCACACCTAATCAGACTACTGCATTTGCACAATATAATGAAGGTAAGAACCTATTTCTTTACGGTGCAGCAGGAACAGGAAAGACATTTATCACCCTATACATGGCACTGAAACAGGTGCTAGATCCTTTGACACCATACCAGAAGGTGGTCTTGGTGAGATCATTGGTGTCAACTAGAGAGATAGGTTTTTTACCTGGCGATCATGAAGACAAGTCAGCATTATATCAGATACCATATAAGAATATGGTCAAGTATATGTTTGAGTTGGCAACGGATAATGATTTTGAGATGTTGTGGGGTAACCTCAAAGCACAGGAGAGCGTAACCTTTTGGTCTACATCTTTTATTAGAGGAACAACACTTGATAACTCCATAGTTATTGTGGATGAGTCACAAAACTTGAATTTTCATGAGTTAGATAGTATAATAACAAGAGTAGGTGAAGACAC